GGATAATTTAATAAAATAGAAAAAGTATTATTGACAATGTCCCCATCAACTACGGTGACTAAAGTGTCGCCTTGGGCTAAATTATATGGTCCGGCGCTACCAGAGACTATAAATGCTTTATTAGACTTTAGTGACGATACAACCGTATTAGTCAAAAAATTAAAAGAAGACTCAGAAGTAGAAGAAGAGTCTATTCTGATAGAACCCCCTCCAGTGTAAGTGTTACTATTAATTTCTAAAAAGTTCTGACCTCCTATAGTTCTTACTATTGATACTGCTCCCAACAACTTGGAATTTATAAAAGTTGCTACTGATAAAGCGCTGCCTCCTCCAGAAAACGAGTTATCAAATGTAATAGTTTGATTAGATCCTCCGTCTATAGCTATTACTAAAGTAGAAAGGTTAGGTATGACATACAATTCTGGAAGTGCCGCTCTTAACTTGCCTCTAGTAAATAAAGAATTAAGAGTGACAGATTGGTTAGCCGCTAAAGGGGAATTAAGTGAAAATTCACCTATTTCTCTATTGAAAATATAATCACCGTCTAAACCTAACTGCTCGACAGTAGTAAAGTTCAAACCGTTGGTTATATTATTAGCAGAACCCCCAGTAATGTGAATTTTAGAATCATCTTGAAGTAACGTCAATGATTGAATTCTAACTCTAGTATTATTACTTATAGTAAACGCTATTACTCCGGCTATATCTCTATTGATTACATTTACAATCTCTTGGGCGGTTACTGCGGCAGTATTTGAAACGTCTCCTGAATTAATGGTGGCAGTCTGAGGATTAGCAGTCTTACCGTCTATTACCATAGTTAACGTATGAGGATAAGCTCCAATGGCTATTAAATCATAAGGGGCTTGATTTTGAGAATCGACTATAGCGGTAAAGCCGTCTTTAGTTTTGGGAACATCATCGACATATAAAGATAGAGTATCTTTGGGGTTAGTTGGAAAGTTTAATATAGTTTGAGCACTTCCTCCTATAACTTGTAAATTTTCATTAAAATCGGCTTTAGCGGTAATTAATACAAAAGTTCCTCCAGATGCAGTACGAGATTCAATCAATGTAGCTTTATTATTAATAGCAGCTACTACTTCGTCTGCTAAAGCAATAGCTGGATTATTAAAATCAGACGACGTAAATGTAATAGTTTCTTGTAATACCCCTACTTGATACATAAAAGTAAGAGGAACTCCTGAAAAATCATAATTTTGATGATTATTGGATTCTAATTGAGCCTTAACCACTGGAAACTGAGATAGTTTCAACCTCTGCTCTCCACCAATAGATGAATCTAAAACAGACTCAAATCCGACAGACGAGAAACTAGGTTCAAAACCAGTACCATCATCGATATAAATTTTAACGTCACCAACCGTAGTTAGAGGTAAAACTACTGAAGCTGACACGACTCGTTTAGCGGTCTCAGTGTCTACTAACCCGACTATAGCATTTAATAAAGCTTGTTTAACCGCCCTAGTAAGGGACTGAATAGCATTTTTAATGCGGTCTCTAAGAGTATCATCATCTTCTAAGGCCCTACCCGTAGTAAACTTAGATGTGTTTAAAGCTCTAGCCCCGATAAATGGAGGATTAGAAAAAGCTAAAGTACCGGTAATAGCCGCTATGGGAATATTGCCGCTAATACCGGGCTGTTGCGAGGTAATTTCAACATTATCAACTTGAAGTTCCCCAGATAAAAGAATTATATCGTTGTCTAATTGAAACTTTATTTCAGCATTTGTTCCAGAGGGGGGGACAGAAATCACAGTTCCGGCTAAAATAGGTTGGTCTACTCCTTGCTTTAAGACTATTGTTTCTTCTACCGCGTGATTATTAACTAAAGGAGCGGTTAGAGTAAATCTAAAGAAGTTAACCATGCTAACCGGAGCTGACGAATAATTGACTTGCTCTTCGTTAGTAGTTCCCCTACCTAATATCAAAGTTCCAGAAGTGCCAATTAAAAAACTAGACGCGTCGTTCACGTCAATAACTGATTGCCCCGCTATTGGAGCTAAGGAACCAGCATAGAACGTAGTAGACACTTTAACAAAACCCAGCGGTCTAAAAATTGAAATAGGACCATTGGATTTTACAGGCTGTTGACGAATAATCCCGTATTCAAACGCTTTGTTGTCTAAATCATTACCAGTTAAAGCATTTAGATCTACTAATCTTGATATTTGAGCTAATTGGTAATACAGAGAAAACTGCTGTTGAGCTATAGCTTGAGTTAGGACATCAATGACGGACCCTGGATTGACGTCGTTTATGTTAAGTTCTGCTATAAGTCTACCTATAATCTCTGATTGAATAATTCTTTCACTTTTTAACCTAAGAGTCATATCATTTCTCCAGTTACTTCCATTGTATCTTATCCAGCGTTACTAGTTGACTGAGGTAATTTAATCCGTACGGGTATAGCTATATCTATTTGTTTAACTTTTATATCAAAGGTCAAAAACAAAGACGAATTATCGCGTTGAAGTTGCAAATTTTGTATAGCTTGAACTCTAGAATCTTGCATTAATGAATGAACAATACCATCTCTAATTTGTTCTATAGGAGGAAACTTTCGACCTGGCAGAATTCCAGCACCTATTTGTGGATAGCGCGTAACCTCTCCAGGTTCATAAAAAAACTTTAACACGGTACCTTGCCCCATATTATTAGCCCCAGCTACAATATCAAAATCCATAGATCCCGTCAACGCTAAATCGAAATTTGAATCTACTTTTAAGTCGGTTCCTAATGATTTTTCTAATTCCGACATACTTGCAGTAAGTTTATTTCCAGGTCCTTGGGGCGCTTTACTAAAACCGTTAGTAGTAGGTTGCGGAATTAATATATTTTGTCCAGCTCCTATAACTCCTTGTCTAGATTCTTTTGGATCGTTAGAAATGTAAGGGAACTTAAGACCGTTAGCTTCGACTATTTCTCCCCATCTAGTAGAATCGCCTAATTCAGCTTGAGCTATCTTTTCTAAAGTAATTCCTGAATTTAATTTAACTTGCTTTACCGATTGATTAGACAAAAGAGTTATTTCATTATTGAATCGGTTATTCATGTCGTTAATTTGAACATCAAATTGTGATTTAAATACGTCTATAGCGGTCATTGCCATATATAAACCAATAATTGAATTATTGAAAGCATTCAATACGTCGTATTGCTCATCCGTAACTACGACGCTGGAATCTGCCTTGGTGGTAGCCGTACGGTGAAACAGAGAATCGTAGCTAGGAGATCCTAAATTAAAAAAATCTTCAGCGTTTTGTTTAACTCTCTGGAGATCATTTATAGTGTTTTGATAAAAAGATCTAGGTAAATTAGCCGCTTTAATTTGTTCATCAGACGTGACGTCTAACGTTTTTTGAGGCATTAAACCTGCGTCCGTTTGCATCGAGACGGCACCTAAAGATGATAAGCCCGCAGATCCTTGTTGGTTTATATTTTGATTAGTTATGTCTAATGTCTTTTTAAGAGTTCCTACTCTTTTATCTACTAATGATCCTATTTCTGCTAAAGTTTGAGACTGCCCCAAGAGGCCAAAAGAAGCAAATTTAGCAGCTTCTGAAGCCGTAATTAACAGAGCCTTAGCTTGAGATATAGTATTTATTATAGTTCTAGTTGATATATCAGCAGCTACTAATGGTACTCCCAACGCGGCTTTAATAGCTAAGGTAGCAACCCGCATAGGCTCTAAAACTGTAATGTTATAAGTAGATTCAATTTGTCTTAAAATTCCTTGAGTTCTTAGAAACACGCCCCTTGCCAAATTAGAATAGTCTAACGCAGTTTGTAAGGCATCTTCTAATTTAGACAAGAAATTAGGTTCAGTATTAGGCGCTGTAAATTCAAAATTAGCTAATACCTTGAATTCCAATTTATAATCATACATGAATGGTTTTGATGCATTGCGATCCATTTCAAAAGAGAGTAACTCAACTACTAAAAATTCTCCGTCTTTATAATTTTTAAAAATAAGACGGAAGTCTTTAGCAGCTTTACCTTGTTTCTTTTTAAATTCGTAATAAGTTCTGAACCAGTTTCTAAGATGTAAAAACACCTCATAACCTGATTTATACTTAAGCTGCTTTGGTTGAAATATTCCTTCACCCGTTTTACGATCAACTCCACCCTGACCTCTAAACGGAGCAACGCCGGTGGTACCAGAAATCATTAAATCTTTGTAACCTACGCCATTATGGTTAACCGTGGTACCTCCTTGAGTTGGTCTTATAGTTATGGCGAATGGTTCTTTTTGATTTATAGTTTGAGGAGCTAAAGGAAGCGCAAAATCGTCGAATCCTCCATCTAAATTAGGATCATTTATATTGATAACAGAAAACGTATAAGGAAAACTGAGTTTCAACCAGTTTCCAGGATTGACTTGAGATTGAATAAGATCAAATTGGGAGTTACCGTAATGATAACTGGGAGTTCCTGAAGCGCTTCCTCCGGTCAAGTCTGATAAGAGTCCATCTATAGATCCTTGTATAGAATTAACTAAATCTGTGATTCCTAAAGACATTGGAGGATCTCCTATCTAAATATGAGATAATTATATCAACGGACTTAACCATTACATTATGGGACCAAATACTCCACAAATTAGTTGACGACTATACTTTTCATGTACTTGCCGACTATACTTTGTTACAATTAATGAATAGGGGGTGAGTTATGCAATACGTGATGGTTTATCTGACCGAACTGTTCATAGCCATAATCGGGAGGGGAATGCGATGATGATCTTCACAATCCCGGAAGTGAACCTCTTCCGACTCAACCAAAAAATAGAGCAAATGAACAGAAAAGCTATCAAACTTAGCCTTCCTCCGGTCTCGACCGTGGTTCATCGTTCGTATCTCCAAACTTGGAAAGATGTGGACGGCCGAAAACATATGATGCCGTACATTGAACTCGAGTTGATCGGAGACCGTCCGGTGATTCCTGGATG